ATTAGAAAAACGATTAGGTATAACACCCGCCATGTTTAATGAGATGCTAAACTCTCCTCGTGAAAAAAATATAGACCAAGAAACCACTAAACAAATTTTTACTTTAGCTAATGAAGTTATGGCAAATGATTTTGCGACTAGTCGGTTTGGTAAAAATTTTAAAAAAGCTTTTGACAAAAGCGACAGACAAGATAGCTTTTTTGATGTGAGGCAATTTGAACAACCTCGACAACAAACCGCTGAACAAGAGACGCCTAGAGATATGGCCGAAGGCGGCGTAATATCTTTAAAAGATACAGCGGTTAGGATGTTTGAAAATGGCGGGGAAGCTCAAATAGAAGAAACTATGCCTCCGCAGTTACAAGGAGCTTATGAAGAACTTAGCCAAGAATTAATTCAAGACCCTCGAACAGGGGACTTTAGATACCGCACAGACGAAGAAATTATAAAAATATTAAGTCAATTTCAAAGCCAAGACTTTTTACAGGACGTAGCTTCCGGTGGTTTTGAAATTAGGCCTTCTGTTCAAGGAGGAGGTTCTGTTACAAATAAAAAGTCCTTTATAGGCACCTTAGATGGGGAACCTATGTATAAAGATATAAGGGTAAACCAAGGCGGTGGACGATTAGGGTTTGATGCTGTTGCTCCTAACAAAGATCAGTTTGGAGCGGGGGTTTCGGTCTATGGATCTAAAGGACGAGCTAAAGCTCCGGAGGTACTCCAACAGTTTGGCGTGGACCGTGTTCAAAAGTTTGGATCTAACAAAGTTAATGTTGGGGGACTAGACGCTTATTATAGGATGATGAATGCCTTGAACGAAGGTGATAGCGTGACAGCTGGCGTAAACTACAATCCAAATTCAGAAGAGACAAATTATAATGTAAACTATAATGCCCCTGTCAAAGATTTAGGTATACCTGCGTTGACGCAGGGGGCTGTCAATATGTACAGACGTATGATAAGATAGGCAAAAGGAGAATTACATGGCAAGAGAACCGATAGGCAGCATGATGGAAGACGTTCCATCTCAGTTGGACGAAGAAGATATGATGGCTGAAGTCGAAATAGAAATGCCTGACAGTTTGGATATGGGACCTATCTCAGAAGACATAGAGATTATAGAAGAAGAAGATGGAAGCGTTGTTGTTGACTTTGAGCCACAGGATCAACGAGGCATGACCGAAGATTTCTCAGCTAACTTAGCCGAAGAGATGCCTGATGGATTATTGGGACGATTAGCTAGTGATTTGATAGGTGAATTTGATGAAAACAAAAGTGGTAGACAGGAGTGGGAAGATGCTTTCGCTAACGGTTTGGAGTTGTTGGGATTTAGTTACGAAGAAAGATCACAGCCCTTTCGAGGCGCGAGCGGTGTCACGCACCCCTTGCTTGCCGAAGCCGCGACCCAGTTCCAAGCTCAAGCGTTTAATGAATTGTTGCCGCCTTCTGGACCCGTGCGAACAACAGTGCTTGGATCTAGTACTCCTGAGAAAGAGGATCAGGCTCAACGCGTAAAAGAATTTATGAATTATTACATAACCTGTGTTATGGAAGAGTATACACCTGAGTTAGATCAGATGTTGTTTTACTTACCGCTGGCAGGTAGCACGTTTAAAAAAGTATATTATGATGAGAACTTGTGCCGAGCGGTAAGTAAATTTGTTCCGGCGGAAAATCTTATTGTCCCGTATAACACAAGTGATTTAGAAACGTGTCCTAATATAACGCAGGTTTTGAAACTAAGCTTAAACGATCTTAGAAAACGTCAAGTAGCAGGTTTTTATCGTGATATTCCTGTTATTCCCGCTCAAAGTGATTCAGGAAGTCTTTCGGATGAGATGGAAAGAATTGACGGAATGTATCCTTCTCAGATTGATTATGACTGTACCTTGTTAGAATGTCATGTGGATCTGGATTTAGAGGGCTATGAAGAGCTAGGAGAAGATGGGGAACCTACCGGAATCAGAATACCTTATGTGGTTACTATCTCACAAGACAATGGCCAGATTTTATCTATAAGAAGAAACTATGCCGAAGAAGACGAGAAGAAGGCCAAGATACAATATTTTGTACATTATAAGTTTCTTCCAGGGTTTGGTTTCTATGGTCTAGGTTTAATTCATACTATAGGTGGATTAGCTAGAACGGCTACTTCGGCCTTAAGGCAGTTGATTGATGCTGGTACATTATCTAATCTTCCAGCAGGATTTAAGGCCCGCGGTCTACGGATCAGGGATGATGATGAGCCCTTGCAACCGGGTGAATTTAGAGATGTGGACGCTCCGGGTGGTGATATAAAAGCCAGCTTAATGCCTCTACCTTTTAAGGGTCCCGATCAAACGCTTATGCAACTTCTAGGATTTGTGGTTGATGCTGGACAGCGATTCGCTACCATAACGGACTTGAAAGTGGGCGATGGAAATCAACAAGCCGCCGTAGGCACTACGATAGCGATGTTGGAACAGGGCTCACGGGTTATGTCTGCGGTTCACAAACGATTACATTATGCGATGAAGTTAGAGTTTAAACTTTTGGCCAAAGTTATGTCAGAGTTTTTACCAGACGAGTATCCGTATAGTATAGTAGGCGTAGATGGTGCTGTTAAAAGAAAAGATTTTGATGAGCGCGTAGATGTTTTGCCTGTGTCCAATCCAAACATATTTAGTCAAGCACAGAGGATATCTTTGGCTCAGACCAAAATGCAGTTAGCCACTTCAGCGCCTGATATGCATAACATGTACGAAGTGTTTAGGGATATGTATGAGGCTCTTGGCGTAAGAGATATTGATAGGATATTGAAACGTACACCAGAGCCAGAGGCAACACCTAAAGATCCAGCTCAAGAAAACATAGATGTTCTAGATCAGATAACGCTTACGGCTTTTGAAGGTCAAGACCATGAAGCTCACATTATGGCACACATGGTCTTTGGCTCAACACCTTTGGTGGCTCAATCGCCTCCTATGGCGGTTGCACTACAAAAGCATATTATGGAGCACGTTAAGATTGGAGCTCGTGAAAGAGCGGCGGTTGATCTAATACAAACAGGAGGTGGTAAAGCTGTATCAGAAGAACAGATGATAGATATGGAAGCTACTACGGCTCAGTATGTTGCAGAAGGTATGACCCAGTTGAAAGCGTTAAGCGCTCAATTAAGTGGTCAAGGCCCAGATCCTTTAGTTGAGTTAAAGGGCAAAGAGTTAGAACTTAAAGCTCAAGCGGAACAGAATGACGCTCAAGTTGATAAGGCTAAACTTGGATTAGACGCACAGAAGATTGAGCAGAGAGGAAGCCAGTTCCAACAGAGACTACAAAGTCAGGAGAAGGTAACTCAAGCTAGAATAGATTCAGCGATGGATAGAGAACTATTAAAACAACAAGGCAAAAATCAAGGAGGTCAAGATGGCTAGAAAAGGTGACAAAAGAACGGAAAAAGATTTGAGGGATGAATTTTTTGATGGTCCTTCCTCAGATACAATGAGTTTTCCTGAATTTTTAATTAAAAATGGTCGTGGAGATCTACTAACTAAAAAAATGAAAGATGGCGGAGAAGTGTTTGCTCCTAATTCAGAATACTATAAAGAGTTTCTATAATGTCAAAAAGCGTTTGTGTAGGTCTTTGTAGATTAGACGAGAAGAAGGTTTGTGTGGGATGCAGCCGAACAATAGAGGAGATAAAAGAATCCTATGAAAAAAACACTTCAAAACAATAGCAAATATAATGATTTTGATCTAGACGGAGACGGCATTGTCACGGACGAGGAGCTGGAGACGGCTAAAGCCATGAAGGAAACCGAAACTTTACTAAGAAAACAACTAGCACAATTAAGAATGGCAAGAGCCACTTTAATAGCAATGGGTGTTTTTACGTTTATGATGTTCATGCCTTTTATGAGTGTGGAGAGGATAAATGCTTTATCAGATATCAGCAATTTATTTTATTTATCTGGCGCTGGTATTGTTGGTGCTTATATGGGTACGACTGCTTGGATGAGTAAAAAGTGACAGCATTCATGCTGGTCTGTTATTTAGGTGCTACGATGGAAGGTGGAATTTATTTTAAAAATATAAATGATTGTTTATCTTATAAGGATAAGTTGCATAATCAAACTATATTTAAAGGAAAAAAAGAACAAATTTACCAATGTATGTGTAAGTTAATACCTACTATAGACCCAAAGGAAGTGAGGATATACTAATGGTGAAAATAAGTAAAAAACAAACAACTATGCTGCAAAAACACGCTAAAAATCATACAACTAAGCATATGAGTAGTATGAAAAAAGACATGAAGAAGGGTAAAAGTTTTTCTAAATCACATACAAAAGCTATGAAGAAAGTAGGTAAGTAATATGCTAACAGCCCTAATTGGACCCGTTTCTAATCTTCTTGGAAAGTTCATAGAAGATAAGGACATGAAAAATAAACTGGCACACGAAGTAGCCACCATGGCCGAGAGCCATGCACAAGAACTTGCCAAAGGTCAGATAGAAATTAACAAAGCAGAAGCACAGCACAAATCCATCTTCGTAAGCGGATGGAGGCCCTTTATTGGTTGGACATGTGGAATTGCTTTATGCTGGCATTTTGTTCTAGCACCCGTTACTTTGTTTGTGTGTGCTTATTTAAACGTGATTATACCTGAATTGCCTACATTTGATATGGGCTCACTTATGACGGTTTTAATGGGAATGCTCGGATTGGGCGGACTTCGCAGTTTTGAAAAGTATAAAGGATTAACAAAATGATGAAAAAGAAAAACGTAAAAACCGTGAAGAAAGTAATTACGGGTCTTAATAAAGCTTCTAAGCTTCACGCTGGACAAGCTAAAACCTTAACTAAATTGGTAAAGAAAAAGAAATGACAAGAATAAATCTAGAACTCTTTAAGTTTTTTAACAAAATCGGAAATTTCTTTTATCGCAAGCACGTTCTTGGAATAAAAAGTAAACACAGCTTGACTAAATAATGCGATTATATAAGATAGACTCAGATAATATGAGGTTTTTATATAAATGAATGAGATTTATCTTGCACAAGCGGTATTCAGGCTTATAAAAGACAGGAGAGAACTTCTTTTAGAGACGTTACAGTTTAACAACGTAAAAGACATGGAGCATTACAGGGAGCTTATGGGCGAACTGAAGAGCTTAGGATTTATTGAAGCAGAAATAAAAAACCTTTTGGAAAAACAGGAACAAGAGGAAGTTTAAATGCAAGAAGTTGATACTGAACTAGAAAAAAAGTATGTAGACCCTAAAGACAGGGTGCTAGACCCAAGTCTTATTGACAAAGAACTTATTGATAGAATGCCTCAGCCTACTGGTTGGAGAATACTTATTTTACCTTATCGCGGAAGAGGTAAGACTGAAGGCGGTATTTTATTACCCGATAAGCTTGTTGACGAAAGCCAAATATCCACTCAAGTGGGATATGTATTAAAGGTTGGACCGTTAGCTTACAAAGATTCCGAAAAGTTTCCTGCAGGCGCTTGGTGTGCGGAGAAAGATTGGGTAATGTTTGCCCGATACGCTGGCTCTCGTTTTAAAATAGATGGCGGAGAAGTCAGAATTTTAAATGACGATGAGATATTAGCAAAAATTATGGACCCTGAAGACGTTTTACATTATTAAGAG